ATGTCACGGTGGATTCAGCGCCGGTCCCACTGCCTCCGGAAAACAACGCTTCCGTGTAGGCCATTTGAACAGAAGAGCCCAGGACTTCGACTCCGTTGACTTTAATACTGGAGATAGCGCCTTTGTTACCGCCAGTAAGTGTGAACTGACCGCTCGCACGACCATCAAATAACTGCGTGATCCGCGCACCATTAAAGTAGTGATTTAATGAGCCATCGGCAAACTCCGCAGCGACATAGGGGAGTCCATCAAAGATTTCGACGTCCGATACTCCAGACATCGCTGAACTCCCTGACGGGTGGGCCAGCTGCTGGTAAGACATATTAGACGGAGCGCCAACAGGCAATGTGACTGACCCAGAGGTGACAGATCCAAACACATAAATAGTGTCAGCGGATGCTGCGAGCCCGTGCGTATCAGAAGGGAGAGTGCATAACTCTACAAACGCGGGTCGCTTTTCTATCTCGCCTCCGCGCGTGATATGGGCATTTACACAATCAATTAACGTGCCTGGAGTCGCCGTAACATCCATTCTCCGGCCATCGATACCACCCTTGAAGTTTTCAACGACAATATAGGGCATTAGACGATACGAGCCCCTTTAAGTCGTGGCTCTCGCGCTGGAGGCCGTGCGCCTATTGAGAAGGTATTTGACTTACCCAGTCTCGCCCGAAGCCTCTGGTAATGCGTCTGGGCCTGCGCCAACTTCGCGTCAGCATCTTCGGCTTTATTTCTAGAGAGTATTTCTGCTGCTGCAAAAAGAACCAGCAGATGATCATCAAGATCGGCAGTATCAGAGTCATTGGATAGGCTGGATAAGTTCTTGATACCGATTGCCCGAAAGTATCCTTCCAGATCGGTAGAAGTGCCGTTAGTGTTAGGGATAGGCCAAACCTCAAATTGGGATTCGTTGTACACCTCCCAATGACGCACCGGCCACCCTTTCTCGGTCTGGTCAGAGTCATGCTCGGCCAGCTGCATAGCGCCAATGCCGTACTGAAGCGGTTTCCAATACCCGCCGTCCTTGAACTCAATGCGCTCAATACGCTCTATCGTCAGGTTCGACGGGATGTTGTAGTACCGCAATCCGTTAGACGCTGCCTGATCCTCTTTAACGCGCAAAAAGGGCCACGCATAATCTTCCCAGAGTTTGTTCTGGGTTCTGTTTAGGACGCTAATCAATACATCACGATTTGCAGCCCCTAGGCCGGGCGTTAAGGAATAACCGGCCTCTGCGCGTAGTTGGTCAATTAAGCTTGTTAATGTTGTTCCACGGGCCATGAGTCATCCTTTATGAGCGGACGACTGCCTCTTTTCGGCCGAAGTTAGACGTAACGGGCGCCGGCATCATTTTCATCTGTGCTTCCGAGAGCTTTAATGATTCAATCTCTTTCGGAAGATCACCATACGGGCCGAATGTCGAAACCACGATTTCCTGTCCATAGCGCAAAGCGAGATTTTCCCGCTCAAGATCGTTACCGATTTCAAGCGTTCCTTTTTTCTCGATGTCCACGATGTGATCATGCCCATGAATACGCCGAAGCACCTCTATCTCTGGGACAGTCACATTGTCACGTTTCACACTATTTCCTACGTCACCGCCGATATGTACAAGACAGTCATAAATTTCCATTTGTTCCTCTTTCGCTTGGGATTGCGGATGAAGAGATGGGGCGGGTGTTACCCCGCCCTACCCCAGTTTGATTGACTAAAGGTTTAGTCAATCTCGTAGACGCCGTGACAGTTCAGCTGATTGGCGCACAAGACCCCTGTGGTCGTGATAGCGCGATACATCACATACTGATCTGCTGGGCGAGTTGGTGAATGACGCTTCATCTTCTCTCCGTCCATGTAATGGAGGTAGAGATGATTGGTGTCCAGGATGTAGCAGCGCTTGTTGAACTCCTGACTTCCTACGGTGCCTTTCGTATCCAACTGCGGATCGTACTTGAACACCATCCCGTTATAACGGATCTCACCAACGCTGATGTCAGAACCTCGCGCGAAGCCGGCATCTGTGTAGTTGCCTTTATTCCTCAGTTCCGTAACCAGACGGTCCAAGAAGGCAGAGCCACAGAGAGCCAGATTCGGACGTCCACCATACCGACGCAACTGACGCATTTCCGTGTGGATGGTTTCCACAAGGTCAGCACCGGTTGCAATCCCGAGGTTAAAGCGGTTGCGCCACCAAGTATTGGTGTTCTGCGCTATTCCGCCAACCGATCCAGTGGTGGGATCGTCTTTCACGACTGCCAGCACACCAGCGAGTGCTTTGGCATCACCGGTTCCGTCCTGCCACAGAAGGCTATTGATACCGCGAGAATATCCTTCCATCATATCTTCAAGCTTGTCTTCAAGAAGATTAGCCAGTACGGTCATATCCCGGCCGGAGTGGTTAGAAACTTCGGCGCCGTCAGTATCGACAACAGAGATACCGTCGTGCTTCAGTTCCGTGTGAGTGAGCGAGATACCAGCGTGATGCTCACGCCATGTGTAATTCGCCCGCATGATGTTGGCAGGGTTCGCATACGTTACCGTATCGTTATGCGTGTAACCCGCAACGGTGGTGGTGTACGCTCCTTTGACAGCCACAGAAACATCACCCTTACCGCCGGGAAACGACTTGGCGGATTTATCGAGTGCTGCAAGCAGTGGCTTGTCTTCGAGCGTCTGCGAATATACGTCACCACGGTCGATGTAATAATCGAGCGCAGCGTTAGCTATATTCGTCAGTTCAGCTGCTGAAAAAGCCATTTTAGAAGTACCTTAGTTAAATTGGATCGAACTAACGCCTTACACTGGCCTGCATCGCCTCTATCAGCGACTTCGGCTCAGGGACAGGCGTCCCACTTACCTTTCCACCGCCGACGGGTTGAACTGGTCGCTTCTGATCTCCGGCAAACTTGCGTAACTCGGTTGTAACTGAGTCATACGCCTCTTTTGCCATTGCGATCCCTTCCTCAGCATTTCGTGGCTGGCCACGGGAAGCGACAAAACTTCTTACCCTGTCTTCGATGTACTTTTCCTTTAAGGAGAAATCTGGGTCTGTGCTTTTCGTTTTTTCGGTCCATGATTCAACTGCGTCCACAATTGTCCTAGTAGAAGCTTGCGATTTATACGCTTGCGCTTGCTCCTGTCTGGCGTTTGCCAGCTCGACCTGGGCTCTGGCCTTTGCTAGTTCTGCTGCCGTTCCTTCGTCAACGTACCCCTCATCAAGCTTATGTTGAATATCTTCGGGTAGGACTTCTCCGGTGTACTTTCCTAACAAATCCATGTGTGGTTTGAGCGCATCGACCGCTCCCGCTGGATCGTGTTTCATAAGCGCCATAATCCTGATGCCTTCACTCATCTCTTCGGCTGACAGGTTGTTTTGCTCCATGAAATCCACAACCCTATCGAACTGTCCTGCCTTGTCCTGCAGTCCCTCGACTTGGGATTTGAACTCTTTACGCTCACGAATCAATTGCCGAAAACGAGGATGCTTGTTGAAAGGCACATCATCGAAGTCGTCTGATTCCTGAGAATCATCCGACACCTCAGCTGCGTCCTCAACGTCATCCGCACGGACTTCGTTTTCTTCTTCTACGGCGGGTGATTCCGTATCGGCCCCTTCTGGCTCTACTGCTTCTTTCGGCTTAACAGCATCCTCAAGAACAGACAGCAGATCCTCTTTGGGTTCACCCTCATCGCTGGACGTCTGCGATTCCTCGGCCTCAACTGGTGTGGCCTGTTCGTCCAATTCACCGGGGGACGGTTCCGGCGCTTCTTTAACGGCTGCTTCTGCCATTCGTCCTATCTCCATGTTGGAAATTGTACCGCAAAGTCAGTCATTTACCACGACATTCCAGACAAGACTAAACGGTGTTAGCGCCAATTGGTGCTGCCGATCCTTCCGGCTGGCGCGGTGCGGGGATACGGGATTGACCCCGTGGTCCCTGTGCAGAAGGATCGTCCGCAGGATCACCGCCATCGACTTGCTGCATCGAAGCCATGCCCTGCTGAATTGTGTTTTGGGCAGCGATACTCATCATTCCCTCGCTGACCGCTCTTTCTATATCTAACTTGTCATCCATCCTTTTAAGGACTTCCTTGGCCAACCAGTTCGGGTCGATACCGGGAATCTGCAGGAGGAATGGCAAAATGCGTTCAAGGTTAGCCAGTTCCGCAGCCCGGTTCGGTTTTCCGGTGGAACCGGCCTCTATTTCCAAGAAAATCTCTTCTTGAATCTGCTGATGCGAGAACTCCGGCCATGTGGCTCCCGGACCCGCAATATGTTTGACCTGATCTATCGACATTTCCTGTAACAACACCTGTCCAGAGATCCGGGCCACTTCGGTCATAAAAGAATCCAACTCATCGACGTTAGCCCCCAGACTTGAGGACCGAGCGCTCTCTGCGATAGAGGTTTCGGTGGCCGTGGCCTTAGAAACCCCGCCAAAAGTCGCCTCTTGCGCTCCAACTACCAGTTGAATGTCATCAAAAATCGTTTTGACTTCATAGAGATTCGGGTCGATCCCAATCATCGGAACCGGCTGGAGAACGTCTGTAACCTTCTGACCAGCTGCGAGTGCTTGCAACTCAAGAACCGCATTCGCTGGATGCATCTGGAGTTTGGAACGATCCTCATCCTCTAGCATCCCCGCTGCGGTTGCGTACTTGGGTCGATTCGCCCGACGATGTTCCCGAAGCCCCTGCCTGGCACGGTTGTACTCCGCTTGCATCGGCGCAAGTAGCGCGACATCAGAGATCGGGTAAACCTTGTCTTTGTGTTCTATATCGTTGAACGTCAACGCCAGCACGGGCCAGAATGTTTCCAACTTAATTTCGGGCGCTGCGGGCTCCTGCAGGAAGTCTGAAACCCCATCTGCTACCACATAGACCAAACCTGACGGCTTGTCATAGACCTCATAAACGAGGACAAGATTGGCGCGCTTACTCTCTTGTTCATCGAACTCAGAAAGTGTTGTATACGCACGTTTATCCGTCGAATTCCCTTTCATATCATATGAAACGGCTTCTTTCGAGACATCCTTTCCGTAAATTTCGGAAATCTCTTCTGAACTGAGATACATTTTGTGCGCGATCCACCTCGCGCCAACAAATCCGCGCAGCTGATGCGCCATAGGATCGACCAGAATAGCGTCAGATTCTGGGAAGTCGAAAACAAGACCTTCCCGCACGATCATCATCGGTTCAGAGATCAAGGCCTCCATCATTAGCCTCAACTCTTCCATTTCACCATTGTCTTCATTCATCTCACCCTTCGCCATCTCTCCAGCGATACGGGTAAGCCTGTTAATTTGCGCGGTAACATCGTTAATCTTTGCGGTTACTTCAGGCCGGCGTTCCATTTTTCTCTGGAACCCTATTTTTACGAAACCACACCCAGTAGTGATAACTCGACGGACCAAGGCTTTTGCCTGAGTCTTGAAATCGGGATTCTGTTCGTCCATGTAATACGAAAACAGAATTTCCAAAGTTTTACCGATCTTCTCAAGCATCTTCCGACGCTCTGTTCCGGACTGATAGTCTTGGACAACCGCATTAGCTTTTGCGTACTGGGGGCCAAGTTGCCCGGTAGGATCGCCAATTGTATTTTGCGCTTGAATGCCGAGCATCGCGCGCTCAAGAGTACGCGGATTCTCATCCCAAACCGCATAATCCATCCGATCCCGACGTTTTGCGACAGCCTTGGGATTCTTCGCATATAGAGCTGCAGTCCTCTGCTGTATATGTCGTTGAACAATGTTAGCGACGTACCACTCATCCTCCCACTCTTCGCCGTGACCATCAGCTGCGAGATCCATATCTCGTTTCATCTGTCCAAACGCAGACTGGTGGAACTTATCCGCTGCTTGGACCCGCTCAATTACCTCTTTGACTAGAACGCCTCTTGATCCCTCTGGCTTAGTCGTCGGCATACTGATTCCACACTTCTGTCCTTGCTCGCCACACCCGCACTCAGGCCACTCGGGACAGATTTTTTCGTCTTTTTCGGTCATGCTAGAAGCCCGCTGATGCTCGTTTCACTTTGTTTCGCTTTTCCCGGTAAGCGCTATCAAACTTTACCCAGCCAAGGGTCCCTACTTTTGGCGCCACACTGATTTTTTTAGCGAGTCCTGGGCCGTGTTGGCGCTGCAGACCCATACCGACCCACGACAAGGCATCGACAAAGTCATCGTGCCGTGCATTCGGGAATTTCATAAGTTCATCGGTGGCCTTAACCATCCAAGGAGCGACGGTCGGGAAGTAGACCTTGCCCATTGCCATACGTCCTTGAATCGATTGAGCCCTCTGGACCTTATTGGCGACCGGCGTAACCTCATCGATGGCGCAGAAAACGCCTTCTTCTACCATTCTCTTCCGGAGAAACGGGCCTATGGATTTCGTGATATGTCCTTTCTCTGCCCACCAGACCAAGGGTTTCCACTGTCTAATTAGATTCAACATGGCACTAACCACGCGATCCGCTGGGGCCATCTCCCACCAGACATCGAGGACATAAATATCCTGATTCTCGTCAACGCCCACGACGATCATCACTGTGTAATCGTTGCGGGTCTTGTCTATGCCGATCGCGTGATCTGAGGCTGCGTAAATCCTGAGATTCTTGGGCCTTAGATTCTTGTTGTAAGTCTTGACGTACTCGCGCCGGAAGAAGTCACCATCCTCGGGGCTCGGCTGCTGCTGATAGAGCGCACTGAAACCTCGGGGATCTAATCTTTTCTGCGCCTCAAGGAATTCTCTATCGAAACGCTCTGGCCAAAGAACCTCATCCTTCTTTCTTCCTAACGGATCAGAATCCCCGGCAATAGCTGGTAGGTTAATCACCTTCCACTTGCTTGCTTCTTCCTCGTTGTAATACGGCGACATTGGATCGGTGAGGCGACCAATCAGATCGTCTTCATGCCACCTCGTATGAACGATGATGACGCTGGCTGATGCGGTCATCAGGCGAGTCATCGCAACCTGTGTAAACCACTCGTAAAGTTTCTGCCGGATCGTGGGCGAACCCGCTTCCTCGGCATCTTTGATCGGGTCATCAATAATGAGGAAGTCGGCGCCACGGCCCGTGATCGAGCCACCACGGCCGACGAAGACGGCCATACCG